AGAAGATCCCAATATTTTCTCCACTTTTATTGAGACTGGAACTGCATATGGACAGAGTATAGATGCTATCTATCAATACTTTGAAAAAATTTTTACTGTTGAAATATCAGAAAAATTATATGAATGGTTGACTCCACAGATTGGACACTGGACAAATGTACAGCGTGTGTTGGGTGATAGTTTGATTGAAATTCCAAAGTACTTAAATAGTTTAACAAAGGAAGATCATGTTTTCTTTTGGTTGGATGCTCACTGGTCTCAAGGTCTCAGTTCTAAAAATCATTTAGATGTTCCTTTATTAGAAGAGTGTAGTATAATTGATACAGAATATCAAGCTGACTTAGGTTTGGTAATTATTGATGATGTTAGATTATTTGAAACTCAACTTGATGAAGATTGGTCTGGTGTTTCTAAAGAGAACATCCTCAAATCCTTTGAAAACTTTGATATACTAGTCACAAAGGAAATCGATGACAGGTTACTTTTGTTGATTAAAAGAAAATGATATGTTATAATGTAAACAACTAGCACGGAAAAAAATGCAATGGTTAGACGTACTAAAAAGTCGGAGCATTATGTAAACAATAAAGAGTTTCTTGAAGCACTTATTGTATACAGAGGTAAATGTGCAGAAGCAGAAGAAGCAGGTAAGCCACGTCCTAGAATAACGAATTATCTTGGATCTTGTTTTTTAAAAATTGCTACTCATTTGTCCTATAAACCAAACTTTGTAAACTACATGTTTAGGGAGGATATGATATCCGATGGAATTGAAAATTGTGTCCAGTACATAAAAAACTTTGATCCCGAAAAATCTAGAAACCCATTTGCTTATTTCACTCAAATTATTCATTATGCCTTTCTTCGTAGAATACAAAAAGAAAAACGTCAAATGGACATAAGATCTAAAATTATTGAAAGATCTGGATTTGATGAAGTTTTCAGTGCAGATGGAGATTACAATGCTTCTGACTACAACACTATCAAAGAAAATATACAGTCTAAACAGTATTCCTAATGTATCATAATAATTTTTTTACTGAAGAACAATGGGAATGCATAAGAGTATGTGTAGCAAACGCACCTATACCCTATGATATTACTAAGAAAAAAATTCCTGCTGAAATCTTAGAAAAGATAGGACAACCTATCAAACAACAACATGAGGGTATTGCTAAAGTAAAGTATGATCTAACACCCTACGGTATATTTGACCAATGAGAGTAGACAGACATAGAGACATTGCCGATGATCTAGAGGCAGAGCTCTTACATGAATTAGAAGGTATTACTAAACAACTACGTGGTACTATGAAAAGACTGACCAGAGCAGATTCCTCTGGAAAATCATCCAAAGTTATTGAAATCGAGTATGAAATTAACTCAAGAACTAATTAATCAAATCCAAGAAGCAATGCTACACACCAAGAAAGATGGTACTGTTAACTGGAAAGATGGAGATGAGATTGAGGTTAATCTAGCAGGAACATTTGCTGCAGATAGATTTATTGTTATTAAAAACAAAACTAAAGACCCAGTAGTTTCTGCTGCACCACATCCTAATTTTGATTATGAAAAGAAGGAGTGGAAGAAATGAAGATAGCACTAATAACTGATACTCATTATGGTGCTCGGAAGAGTAGTAAACTTTTTCACGATTATTTTGAAAAGTTTTATAATAATATTTTCTTTCCCACGATTAAGGAGAGGAAAATTGAACATGCAATTCATCTAGGAGATTCATTTGATAATCGTAAAACCATAGATTTTTGGGCATTGAACTGGGCAAAAGAACATGTCTATGATAAATTTAAAGAATTGGGAGTAAATGTACATACTATAGTTGGTAATCATGATGTTTATTATAAGAATACTAATGAAGTCAATGCAGTAGATTCTCTATTGGAGTCTTATGATAATGTTGTTAGATATAGTAGTGCAACAGAAATAGACATAGATGGCTTCCAAACATTGTTATTACCTTGGATATGTCAAGATAATTATGATGAATCTATGAAGGCAATTAAAAATACAAAGTGTAAATCTGCATTTGGTCATCTAGAGTTAAATGGATTTCAATTATTTCCAGGAATGGTTCAGACAAATGCACATATGAATATGGATGTTTCTGCATTTAAAAAACTAGATGTGGTGTTTTCTGGACATTATCATACAAGATCTAATGATGGTAAAATATTTTATTTGGGTAATCCGTACCAAATATTTTGGAATGATGCAGGGGACAAGAGAGGATTTCATATATTTGATACAGATACTTATGAATTAGAGTTTATTCCAAATCCT